TTCATCTGAGAGTTCGTCTGGACAAGATTCGCGAGCATCCTGACCGAACTGTCCGGACCTCTCCACCCGCGAATGGCCTCTTCGTCGTAGCGTTCGCTCGTCAGTGTGTTAATGAATCCGTCCGGAACCAGCACTTCAACCGTGTTTCCGCTGATCGCTGCTGGGCCGTGATTGCTGACGAAATAAACAATGCCCTTGACGCGAATGATTGACTTCGGAGAAATCGTCCCGATCCCATCGGAAATCTTGATCGCGTCCCATGGCGGACCGACAATCCGGTACACAGCGTCGCTCTTGAAGACGTAGACGTCCTCGCCTCCGATGAGGCCAGTGATCGCGCCGGGGCTGTCGTTCAGGTCGAGCGGGATGCTGCCCTTGACCTCCGGATGGACGGCGGGGCTGGCGAAGCGACGAATGTTATCGTCCATCGAGATCCACACGAGAGAGCCGTAGTTTTTGTTGTTCGTGTAAATCGTATTCGACGATGGGTACGCCGCCGTCATCGTCAGGTTGGCGAAAACAACATGATTTCTGTAGGCGCACCCGTGAGCCGCCTTGAAAACCGCAGTCGCAAACGAAGACCCCGACGGCGCTGTCGTTACGATGAGGTCGCTGAAGTTCGTCCCCGTCGCCGACGTGCTGTCGATGTACTGAGGGACCTGGTTCTCGTTGCAGGCCACAACGAAATCGCCATATTGAAACAGAGAGCCGGTAGATGGGTTGCTGGTCCATGCGGTCGCGCCCTCAGCGTCCTCCCATGTCGAGCCGATCAAACGCAGCAACAGGTCTCCGCCATTTGCGTTGACGCTGGCGAAGATGTCGGTCCCGACCACGAGCGCCATGTCGACCTCGTCACCGTTTGCCGAGTACGGCGTGGCGCCAAGCAGAACGTCAGCGAACGTTGCGAAGTGCGGCGGACCGGTGTATCCACCACTGACCGGAGTGACGTTGCGGGCGTTCAGGACGAAGTTGCCCTGGCCGCTCATGTCGTAGTAGTTGCCGTCCCTGCGCCAAGGGCCAAGCTGAACGATCTTCGATGGCATCAGAGATGCTTCCGGACTTCAGTGACGGAGCGCATCATTCGTGTCTCCGAGCGCAGCATGTTCAAATTTTCGGCCCACTGCGAGATGTACTGGGCCGCCTTCGCCTCAGAGCCCTGGATGCCGCCGTACTTTCGAGTCAACAGGATGTAGGCCGCTCGGCAGAACACGAGGCCGTAGGCCTCCTGAAACCATGGGCTCGTGTGCGTCGCCGGGAGCGTCGTCGAGGCGTTCGCGATATTGCCATCCTCCGGTGGAATGTAGAACGCCCATGCCGACCCGGTGTACTTCGCAACCGGAGTCCCGACGTCTGCCACGTACATGTACTCGATCGTATCGCTCGATGTCAGCGGCTTCGGATAGACGATCATCTGGCGAGAGCCGGCGTCAATGGCATATGCAAACGGCGTGCCAATCTCTCGAAACGAGGGCTCGGCAATGACCGACTGGCCCAACTGGTGCGCGTGCTGGAGCGGTAGACTCTTCATCTTGCGCCGCTCCAGATAGCCATCGTTCGGAACCGAAAAGACCATGTCTGGGACCAGGCCGATGAAGTCGCCAGGAAGATCGTAGGTATCGACGCTCGCGGTCAGAACGATCACGCCCCAGCGCTCGTTGAATCCGAACCGATGCCGCCGGTTGTAGCGGATCGACTCGATGATCGCCCGCGTTACATCGTTCGTGACCTGGCTGTCGGAGTCGGATGTATCGGGGTCGATATGAAGCTCGCCAAGAAGCTCCTGGCGCATCGTTTGGAGGTCTGCCATCTTGGCTCCAGAAAGAGAATGAGGCGGGACCGGGTTGGGACCGATCCCGCCTCAGTTGAGACTGCTGTGTCTCCTGACCGAAACCTAACCGCTTACGGAGTCAGGTCGTCAAACCCGCTGGCGGGAGTCTCGCCGGGCTCAAGAATCCCGGTGTACTCGACGTCAACGATGAAGGTAGCATCCGCAGCCGCATCGCCAGCCGCAGCCGCGATAGCCTTGACGGCGACATAGAAGTCGTCGTCGGTCGTCACGTACAGGTACGCATTGTCGGCGTCCAGATCCGTGACGGCGGTGACGTCTGCCTGATTGATCGCGGTCCCGCCGTTGACGAGCGTCTTGGTGGTCGTGCCGTCCGTGACGATCACGTCGAGGTCGAGAGTCGGAGTCGCGTGGTCATCGAGGGCGACGTCGCCGCTGACCAGCCGGCCATACAGGATCTTGGCGAGCGGGGGCAGCTTGAACACCTTGACGATGTCGTTGATGACGAAGGCGTACGACGCATCGCCGGTCAGCTCTTCGAGGTCGATCGAAACCGCCCGACGCACAACACCAGGGAAGGTGTTGGCGCTGACGGCCGGAACGCCCTTGTAGGACTTCGCTTCGTAGGTGGTAGCCATGACTGATCGTTCTCCTTACGCTTCCACCGAAGTACCGGGGATTTCGAGCCAATCCTCGTAAACAACCGAGTCATCCAGGCCCGAATCCGCGTAGATCTCGGTGACGACGATCCCGTTCTGGCGCGCCGAAGCCTCGCCCGGATGGACGAACGCCGGAGCCGAAGCGCCAACGATAGTCGTCGCGGCGAACTGCTTCCGGTGCTTGAAGTCGTCCGCCTCCATGTCCCAACGGAACTTGTTGGGAGCGAAGCCCGGAGCGACCCACCCGGCAGCGTACGCGAGCGTCAAGCCCTGAGCGCCACCGAACCAAGGACGACGAGTCTTGTCCTTGAACTTGGTGCCGCCAGAGTTGAGGCCCGGAGGAACGAGGTCGCTCTCAAGGAAGAGCACATCATGGACCATGCCGAGAGCCGAATTGAAGATCGGGTTATCCTCGACACGGCCGCCCTGGAGGGCCGAGCGCATGATGTTGAACCAATCGCTGTCCGACCGACGAAGCTGCTCGACCGCCTCCGGAGGAAGCAGGCCGACGTACTTCTTGCCGAACGGAGTCTCCGCCGGCTCGATCTTGAGCGCCTTGAGGCGAGCCACGACCTTGTTCACGAAGTCGACCGTCATCACGTCATTCGACGTAAGGTTTCCGGCCGTCTTCGAGTTCGGGCGCATCAGGTGGTCCGAATGCGTCGCGATGATCGTGTTATTGAGGGTGTAGGCCGGATCGGTGACGAGCGTGATACCGGCCGCGTGAAGATGAAGACCCAGCGGGATACGGACCGAGAACCACTCCGCCAGCGAGTCCTTCGACTCGTCGAGGGCGTCCTCAGTGACCATCTGGTTCTGCATCGGGGACTCGACTTCGGTGGCGCCGCGAAGGGTATTGACCTTGAGCGCGAACGAGTCGGTGTCGTACTTGCCGGCGCGGCCCTTCAGGACGTCATCGCCAGCGGCGCCTCGCATGCGGAGGCGGAACTTCTTCTTGAATCGGATGGACCCGCCCGGCTTCTCATTCAGGTCGAAATTCACCTGAACGAGCTTACTGTTCGATTCGCCGGCAAGGCCCTTGGACTCATCCAGAAGCGGATCAGAAAGAGAAATCTCGCGATAGAGATCGCGCTCCCACTGAATTACGGCTTCGGGATCAGTGATGTCAACCCAGGCCATAGTTAGTTTACTCCGAGAGTTGTCGCACTACGTCGCTTGAACGTAAGCCCCTGTGGGGACCTGCGATACGAAGCCTCGCGTCGGCTCTCGGGTCAACCCGGTGATATCGACAGGCATCTCTGCCCTATGCTGCGTATGGTACGGTCGATTTTCGTACCGTCAAGTTTGCGAGTAACTTATGAGCCGTGGAGTTTGTCCGGAGCGAGGTCGCGGAACTTGAGCTTGCGACCTTTTTCCTTCGCCAGCTTGTCAGCGTACTCGCGATACTCGGCCTCCGACATGCGGGCGATCATGGACGCCGTGACTCGGCCCTCACTGGACCGTCCAGGGGTGCGGCTAATCGACGAGCCAACCTGCGCCCGCTTCTTCTCGTCCGCGATCTCGGCCTTGGCGTCCGGCTTCTTCTCTGCGGCCGACTTCGGTGCTTCTGCTCGGTAGCCGCGCCGCTTAGCGCGCTTATACAGTTCCTCGCCGGGATTCTTGCCGGCCATGATCCACTTGAGTTTTTGATCGTTCAGGCGCTCGACAAGCAGAGAATCAACCTCTTCGTCCGACAGATCCGGATTCTCTTCGAGGGCCTCCTCGAACTCGATCTCGGAAAGGTGCTTGATGGCGGCACCGTAGTCCGGAGTCGCCTCCTTAAACTCGATGATCGCCTCGTTTGCGATCGTCATGTTCTTGCGGAACTCGTTCTCTTCGTCCCGCTTCTTGCGCTCAGCCTTGTCGCGCTCGATCTCCATGCGGATACGGCGCTGTTCGGCATGCATCGCCTTGAGTGGGTCATCCTCGAAGTCGACCTCTGGGATAGACTCTTCCTGAGCGGGCTCTTCCTTCTTTTCGAGGCGGGCAAGCACGTCGTCCAGTCGCCGCATCAGAACCTTGTTCTCGCGCTCCAGGATGCGCAGTCGAGCGGGATGGAACCCGCCCTTGCGAGGTGCCTCGCTACCTTCGTCGTTGGCGCTACCGTCGTCGGTCGGCGTCTCGGTCGGCACGGATTCGGTTGCTTCCTCGACCGGGTTCTCGATCTCTTCGGACATCTTTGCTCCCTGTTATTGCGCGGCCTCCATGGCCGGCATGACATGCTGGTGAATGAGAATCTGGTTCTCGACGAGCTTCCACAGATCGGCTCCGCCCTGCTGCATGCCGATCGTGTTCTTGGCGATTTCAAGCGTCGCAACAGCCGCCTGCGCCTGCGCCTGCGCGGCCGACACCGCCTCCTGAGTCTGCTTCTGTAGGCCCATGCGCTCCTCGTAGGAACGCTTGATCCGATCGCGCTTCGACTGCGGGATCGACACGAGCAGATCGAGCGCCTCCGGGAACGTGATCTTCCCCTCTGCCTCCCACTTCCAGAGCGTGTCGGTGCGGGTCAGGAGATCAACGACTTCCATCTGCTCGCTGACGCTCGTCGGCGACTCGTCGATGCGGATGTCGAAGCGGTTCACGTCGCCCCAGTCATTGATGCCCTGAATGTACTGTCCAGTCTCAGGGCCAACGATTCGGGCGATCTGGCGAGGCGTGTAGTTCACCTGGAGGAACTTGACCGACAGCATGCCCCAGCGACGCCGGTAGCGCCGAAGGGAGTCGAAAAGGCTAGCAAGCAGGGTGTTCGATGCCTGACGCGCAGCCGTCACGACATTGCCGGAAACGCGCCGGAGATCGCCTTGGGTGCCCATCTCGATCGACGACAGGCCAAACACGTCCATGACCGCCTGATCTGCGTAGCTGAGCAGGCGCTCCAGCATCGGCGGGAAGTTCGGCTTCTCAACCGTCATATACCGACCGGACTGAATGAACCCGTCCGGGACAAACGTGACGCCAGAGACCTTGGCGAACTCGTTAAGAAAGACGTCCGTGTCTCCGACTGCGCCCTCTTCGATCAGAAGGTTCTGCTTCGGCGACATCATGTACATCGTCAGAAGCGCGCTGTAAAACTTGTTTTTGAAGTCCTGCGCTGGCTTCGCGACATCGACCATGCCGAACCAGTCGACGCCGGAGCGAGTCTCGAACGGAAAACCGGTCATAAACTCGTACGTGAATCCAGCAGGACGGTCGCCCTTTTCCAGTACCTTCTCGTTCGATACGATCGCGTACCGATGGTACTTGCGAGAGGCCCGGCGCTTGTGCTCCCAGATCTGATCGGTATAGGACTCGATCTCGTCCAGAAGCGCATCGAAATCGCCCTTGCTCTCAATGACCTTCATCTCGGTCTCAGATTCGAGCAGGTCAAAGAAGAACGAGGCGCGCGCCTCCAGTGGCATCGCATCAAGGATCGCCTTCGTGATCTCCTCGCCTTCTGGGGTCGTGTAGACGAAGCCAGGATCGAGCACGAGCGCCCTGGCGGCGTCCAGATTGACCGGATAGGCGACCTTGTAGACCGTCTTGACCTCGACCCATTCGCGCTCGACGACGAACACTTCGCGCTTGGAGCGAGAGAACCATCGGTTATCGAGGACTTCGCCCCATGTGCCGCGATGGCTATGGACAGGCTCTCCGGTCGGAGTCGCATCCGGACCGAAAACGCTGCCGCCCTTCATTTCCTTGACGAAGGCGCGCCCGCCGGACGATTCCTTCCCCCACTGCTCGGCAACTTCATCGACCGGGATGTAGCGCCCGCGATGATGCCATCGGCGATCGACAAGGTTCTGCTTGCGCGCGCGACTGTCCCAGATCATCTCGTAGATCGGAACCTGCTCATCCGTAATCATCCCGTGACCGTCGAGCGCAGTGTCGTCCCACCACTTGTGCATGACGCCGTACCCGCTCGCGCAGGCCCGACGAAACGCCATGCTCTCTTCGTGCTCGGTCTCAGCGACACTTCGTTGCCAGCGGTTCGCCTCCTGAAGTGCCTCAGCGATCCCGTTGTCCTCTTCGTTGACGCCGAAGACGGTCGGGCTGATGCGCTCCATGACTTCTCGGTTGGCGACGGCGTTGATGAGCTTGAGCAGGCTGTCGAGCGGCAGGGCTGGGCGCTCACGGGCAGCCTGAACGTCTGCGTCCTCCTTCGACCACTGCTCAAGCGCCTCGAACTTCGCGTTGTCTTCGCAGCGGCTATGGATCGGTTCGCACCAATCGAGACCCTCGCGCATCTCTTTGCGAAGATCTTCGAGGATCTGTCGATCCTCCTCGCTCTGTCCTCTGTAGCGCTGATTCCGATCCTTAGCCATCTCTTCTCCCGTTACGAACTCATCCAGGTACGCTTACCACTGGCTCGCGCCCCGCTGTAGATCCTTCGATATTTGACGCTTGGAAACTGGAGCGGGCGATCCTCGTTGACCTCTGCGTCCCACAGGAGACCACCAGCGTCGATCGCGTCGTCTGTCGGGCACTTTGGGAACCGCAGAAGTTCGCCCTCGACGAGCCACTCGACAAAGTCCTGAGCGTTGCCTTTGTCGTCGTTGTACAGGATGCCCCTGCCGCCGTCCTTCTTCATCTTCGGCATCGTGATGAGGCCGGCAGAGAGCGGTGGCTTCCACTGCGCCCACTCGCGCTCCTGCTTGGTGTTCGCAAACCGTCCAGTCTTCTCGACCTTGCCCCTGCACGGAATGACCGGAATGTAGACGCCTCTGTACTGGAGATTCTGGCGGATCAGATCGGCCCAGCTCTGAGAGCCCATTTGCTCGACGCGCAGCTCAACGACGCGCTCGCACCAGTTGCTAAAGCGCATAACAGTCGCGAAGATCTTGTCGTAGAACTCCTGCTCGGCAGGATCGAGGCGATTGCGCCATCCGCCGACGAGATGATGCCTGCGATCCAGACCGTTCGCCCACACAGCGCAAGCCATCGAGTCGTACTGGCCCCTACTCGCGTCAAGACAGATATAGGCAAGCTTGTCTTGGGCGATGTCGCGCGGATCTTCGTCGATGAACATGATCGAGTTCTTATCGAAGGTGCGCTCTTCGCCAGCAATGAACGAGCAGCAGATCTGTGCGGCGTAGACCTGCTTGCCGTCCGGACGCATCGACATCTCGTCCCACTTCTGCTTGAGAATGCCGAGCGTGAACGGATAGCAGGGAGTTCCTCCGAGAGGGCCGTCCCCAGGCTTCGTTAGATCCTCTCCCGGCGCCATGCTGACGAGCGATTCGTCTTGGGCCTTGTAGCGCTCGTAGGTCTGGTACGCGATCCCCTTCGGATGATAGATCGTGTTCGTGAAGAAGATGATTGGCGGATTGATTACAGCGGGAGTTGCGAGGTTGATCGCAATCGCATAGCTCTCGTGCAGCTTTTCGAGCATGTCGAGGCTGGTCACGACCGACTCGTTCTCGGCGTCATCGAAGTGCAGAACGTCATAGCCGGCTCCAGTCGGAGTGCCGCCCATATAGCCCTGCTGCTCGATCGTCTGGACCGCTCGGACACGATCTCGCTTGAGCCTGAGACCGTCCTCCAGAGACCAAACGCACTCGCCAGACTTCGTCGCCTCAATGGGGTCGTCCCACAAGCGGTCCGGGAAGAGCGCCTTCAGGAGCTTGTTTGTCTCCAACTCCTCCTTGATTGCCCGCAGATGGCGCCTCGACAGTTTGCGCTCGACAGAGAAGATGCACTGCGCAGAGTCGGGCCAACGCAGGGCGATCTGGATCGCTGCTGCCTGCGTGCGGATCGTCGACTTGCCGGCTCGGCGGCTGTCGCCAGAGAAGCTCGACTTTCGATCGTCGATGTAGCGCTGGTTGCGCTTGCACATTTCCAGATAGAAGTCGTGCCAGAAAAGGGGAGTGCCGAATTCGCTGTGCGTGATCTTTCCGGTCGACAGGACGCGATTGACAAAGAAGAAAAGGTCGTGAAGCGAGTAGTAACGCATCGCTTCCGTCCACATGTCGATCGACTTGTTGCGGACGTCAATCAGCCAGCGATCCAGCTCGGCGTACTCTTCGAGCGTCGATGGCATCCAGAGTTCTTTCACTCCGGCGTCCGTCTCAGTCGTCACTCTCGACGACCTCCGC